CGGCGTAGTGCACGGCACCCGCCAGTTTGCACGCAACCTGAATGAGTGGCGCTTTGCGCGCCTCGCGATCGGCCTGGGCCTGCTCAGCCAGCGGCTGGGCGTATACGTAATAGCCTTTGGTCAGCGTCTCCCCGGATGCTAACTGGCCGACCGGGCCACCGCTCCAGATGCCCGGAGCGACCAGACCGTTGGTCACCGCCTGATCCATCGACTGTTCCACGTTGGCGAGCAGGCGCGTTACGCCCGCATCGGTCTGGGGTACTTTGCTGGTGCTGGTATAGAGCATGTTGAACAGGTTGGTCTGGACATAGTTCTGTAGCCAGTCCAGCCCGTGGCGCTCATCAAAGAAGTCGCCGTTGGCCATCACGCCCTGCTGCAGAATGGCCGCGTCGTTCTGGTAGTAGACAAAGACGTTGCAGTTTTTGGCATCCAGCGCCGCGGCCTGGTTCACGGTCAGCGCCTCATAGGTGACGCCCGGCTCCTGCTTGAACTTCAGGGTGATAGTGGTGTTGCTGCCGTTGAAGTTAACGGTAAACGCCCGGCTAAAGGCCGAGAGCGCCGCATAGTTGCTGCTGGTCGAGAACTGTACAAAGGTGCGGGCATACTTCGCCGCTTTCAGCCGGGAAGCGAGATCGGTAGTCGACGCGGCATCGAGGGTTTGCGGATCGCTGACGGTGATCGCCAGAATGCGGCTCAGGCTGGCGGACTGGATCGCTGACGCGACATTCAGCCACTCGGCGTCGTCGATAGCCTCACTGTCCGCCACGCCCAGGCCGTACCAGTTGGTATACTGCAGCACCGCATTGACCGCCTCGGTGAGCGTCTCCGTCTCGCCGCTCTCGGTGGTGGCAAGAGTTTTCGCCCAGCGCCCAACGTAGACCTCCTGTGGGGTCGGCGACTGCGCGAAGTAGACGCTCGCCGCCTGATATTCTGGGCTGTCCAGGCCGAAATCATTGCCGATATCCTCAGCCGACGCGTAGAGACGGATACGCTCGCTGACCGGGATGATCGTTGAGGAGCCGAGGATCAGCAGCGCACCAAAGTTGCGGCCAGCGGCCGCGCGCGGCGACATGATCACGTCGACGTTAACAACGTTAGATACAGGTAATCCCTGTGGCATAATTTACTCTCCGAAGTAGTGTGTAGATGCAGATTTAAGTGTCCGGATGTTGTAGGTCCGGGTGTTTTTGCGGGAGAGCGTTACGCTAAGGTCGTAACGCCGCACCCGCTGATTATCGATAAGCTCAGGCAGGCTCTTGATGGCGCCAGTGTCAACCAGCGACAGCCCGGATACGTTCAGCTCGGCGTTGTTCTGCTCGATAAACATTCCGGCGCGAAAGTTTGCGGAGGTGGTGGCGCTAAGCGGGCCATAGAAGCTGCAGCTCACCACGAGCTCTTCCCACGTCCACTGCTCAGACTGCTCGTCTGAGACCTGGACATCAGATTGACTTAAGGGCCGCGGTACGGCAGCGATGCTGAATTCACACCAGGTCGTGCCGTCGGGTTGGTCGGGTGGCTGCGGCGCATTCCACAGCGGCAGAACCTGTTCGGCCGGCAGACCGGCAACGCCGCTTATCCACCGGCCAATCTCTTGCTCTAAGGCGTCGTCATACGCAGGGCCGTCTCCCACCGGTGTCAGGTAGCCGCGCGTGGTGCTGTCATTACTCAAGGTAAGTTCCTCACTTCTGGCTGGTTTGCCGTTGAATTTCGATATCTCTGATATCGGCTTTATCCCGGTTGCACTGGCCTAACGCGGCAAGCAGAGAGAGGTTCAGATCGAGGCTTTGGCCCCAGCGCAATCTACCGGGCGGGATGGCGGGCTGGGGCGTTTCAGCGGTCAGGCTTGCCGGGAGCGGCAGTGCGGGTACCCAAGCTGGCTGCGTAGTGCCGCAGCCGACTATCTGCATCAGCAGGAATAGCACGCTGAGCGCACTCATCATTCGCAATAGCCGAGTGGACATCACGCGCCGCGTTTTGAACGTCCTGCGTAATCTGGTTTTTCGCATGCTGATTGGCCTCGGTGACGGTGTTGATAAGCGCTACGGTACGCTGAAGATTTGTGACGACCGCAGCGGCACTGCTTGCCCGGCGCTCGGCGTTATCGGCCCGATTTTTCTCGCTGGCGTACTGCCCGCCGTAATGAAAAACGGCGAAGCCAGCCGCCAGCAGTGCCAACGCTACGCCAGAAAACAGGATTACCAGGCGGCTCATGGCAGGCCCTCCAGACAGAGCGCCTGCTCATTGCTGCGGCGCGTTTTCAGCCCCGCCAGCGGCACGCCTCCGGCATAGATCCAGCGGGTAAATTGCGCGCAGGCTTCGGACACTCTCTCCTGACGTAGCAGCCTGAAGAGCGTGGAGCGCTGCATCGCGCTGCAGCCAACATTAAAGGTCAGCGAAGTGACGGCGGAAAAGGTGTTATCGCTCAGGCGTTTTCCGGCGGCCCAGGCGTTGACGCACCGCTCTGCCGCGAGGATGTTTTTCTCCCAGTCGGCCGCAACCTGCGCATCCGTTTTCTGTACGCCAGCGTTGACGTTATGGGTGTTGCCGATGCCGTCAGTGAGCACCCCTGCCGGACAGAGATAGGGTTCCCGGCGGCAGGACTCGGCGTTACCGATCAGCCTCAGCCCACGCTCGTTGGTTCGAACATGCCCGGCGTTGAGCACCATCGTGATAATCATTCCGACAGAGCAAGCAACACCGGCCACACCGCCCGCTTTTTTAATCAGCTGGGTCATAGCCTATCCTCCTCATTGCTTCGGTAATCACTTCGGCCGTTGCCGGTCGCTCATGGGCTGGTCTGGTTGCCATCTCGCTGAGATAGGCCGCTAACAGCCGGGTACGTTTCTGTTCCTCTGCCAGTCGATTACGCTCGTCGCGCCGCTTCGCGTAATACGTTTTAATCGTGAACCAGGCCGAGATCGCGGCTCCGACGATAAAAACGTAATCCTGCAAAGAGAGAAGCGAAAAAACACCGAGCATCGACGACCACCAATAAGGCAGGTGGTGACCATCTGTAGGGTTCATACGCTGTATTTCCACGCCCGCAGAAAAGAGGACGCTATAGGGGTAAGAGAGGGGTCAGGCCCGCGGGCTCTGTTGATAACGGGATCGTCTGATAGTGATGCCCGGGGCCTGAAATAAAAAAACCCGCACGATGGCGGGTTATTTTAGGCGGAGACCAGAGAGGCATCCGCCTTAATTATGTTGTCGCTGTTTGTCGCAGCGGGTAAAACTTCACAAGCTTATCTGAATTCAACCAACACCCGCGCAACTTTGCAAACGAAATCTTTGCGGATTTTTATCAAACTGAATGCACATAGGAGAATAGAGCATAAATTCAGCTACTTGCAGATAAGTATCAATGCGATTTTCGCAGGTGCGCAGGCTCCATTCAGGGTGTTTTGCGTGCAACTGGCGAGCCATCTCTTTTTTACTCATCCGGTGACGGTAGCGATCGTTAATAACCTTAAACAGGCCGTCGTGCCCGCCACGCACCAGCACCTCGGCGATGACGTTATCTATTATTAACCCTTCGCTATCCGTACAGAACGCCAGGCTGGATTTATGCTTGCCGCTCAGCAGATCGAGAAAATAGGTTTTTAGCTCCTGCTCATCCATGCCGGAGGCTTTTAAATGTGATAACACCTGCTGATTAGCTGTTTTTGATATTTTAGTCGATGCCAGCAGGGCATTAAATATATTGCCGGTCCGGCCATGGCCAATAACAGACCACCGCCCCCACATGCGCAGCTTGCCCTGGATCCAGACCGATTCCAGGGTTAACAGGCGTGCTGATTCAGCGGATTTTCCGGTAGTGTTTGGATAGATCATAGTAATATCTCCTCTTGCAGATATGCGGTATACAAAACAAGCCTGGTGCGGTATGGCGCAGGCGTGTCAGAATTAACTGAGGGATAAGATGTCGCGGGATAAATATGCTCTGCGGGCAGAGTGATAATAAAAAGCGCGACATACATTATCCTTATTAGTGCCGCATTTGCTCAGAAACAGCGCGTCGGGGTGTTCATGCCCGCCGCTGGGTTACAGCTCTGGATCGTCTTCCAATTCCACGGTATAGCCAGCCATTTTTACCAGCTCGATCAGCGCCTTAAGTGAGGCAACATGCTCGTCGTCGTAGATGACTCTTGCTGACGTAATCTTACCGTTTTTGCAGGTGAACAGTACGCGGCCGTCCTCAGGAAGATATCTTCCGGCCTCCGTCTTATCGAGCATGTTCACCTCCAGGTAATAATACTGTACAAATCTACAGTAGTTATACCCTCACCTCCCAATAAGTGCAAACTTTTAGATAAAAGAAATAAAAAAACGTGCTCTATTTTCCTTTTGTATCCATAGAGTTAACAAAAAATAAGCAGCACTGGTTATTTTGGTGGCGCGCGGGCGATTAGCGATGGCGGGAGAGGCGTGCTGTTGCCGGGCAGAGGAGGATCCCCTGCCCGGTGAAGATTTAGGCTCTGGCGTTTTTATCTGAAAGGGCGTAAAAACGCGGATCGACGTTGATAAGCGTGAAGTGCGTCACGGGCATATCGTCGTGGCGGTGAATTTCCACCAGGTTCGACTGCAGCAGCGCAAACACCCGCTTCTGTAACTGGGGCAGCGTGATCGTTATATCGCCGTGCTCCCGGTTAATAGCGGCAAGAATAGCCTGATACGACAGCGTTCGGCCCTGCATAATGGCCACCAGCGCCTGCGCCGACAGGGTATTTTTTGCCGTCTCAGTTTCTGACTCTACCGCAGCCCTGGCAGGCGCAGGATGTTTTTTAGGCGTAACGGGGATACGCGGCTGTACCACCTGTACCCGATGCGGAGCGGGTACAAACACGGAGCGACTGCAGGCGCGGGCTCCGGCGTTCATCCGCCAGAGGATGGTTTCAGTCCAGTCGCAGCCGTCATCAACATAGGCTGAGTTAGGGGTTAAGATGGTTTCGGTCATGGGTCTCTCCTCGTTCTGTTAAGCGCTGGTCAGACGCGTTTAAAATTTCTCAGTGCTGTAAAGCTCGGAATACTTCCGCTGTGGCCTGCGCGGCCTTTCTGCCGCCAGCCGCAGGCGCGTTTTCTCGGCGGCAATATGCCGATCGATAGGCAGGAAGTGGCCATGGGTAAACTGTTGATAGATAACGGTACCGGCCGCGGCAAAGCGGCATTTGCCAAGGATAATTTCGGCCACGCCTGCGGCAGGCGTTTCAGGGTTGTAGACTTCATCCCGATAGAGAAAAAGAATGCTGTCCGCGTCCTGCTCAATTGCGCCAGAATCCCGCAGATCGGACATCACCGGCCGCCGCTGCGCCGCCGGGCGGGAGTCCACCGCGCGCGATAGCTGGCTGAGCGCGAACGTGGGCGTATGCAGGCGCATCGCCATGGTTTTCAGATTGCGGGAGATATGAGCCACGGCGAGATCGTTGCGCTCCGCCTGCGGTTTCTTTATGAGCCCAAGGTAATCCACCACAATGGTGGCCAGCTGCGGATAGCGTCGCTTATGGGTTTCGGCAATAGCTCTGATCTGCTCAATGGTCAGATCCGTCGCGTCTACAATCCAGATATCCCGACTCGCCAGCCTGCTGATTGCGGCCGTCAAGTCAGCCCACTCATCGTCATGCATCTGCTTTGGATTGCGTAAACGAGAGACCGGCATCGCCTGCGATCCTGCCAGAGCACGCTCGGCGATCTGCAGTGCGGCCATCTCCATGCTGAAGATCAGCGCCCCGCCGCCTGCGGTGGTGACGCCCTCAACGATCTTAAGCGCCAGCTCGGTTTTCCCCATACCGGGACGCCCGGCCACTACGATCAGATCCTGCGGGTTAATCCCTCCCATGGCGTCGTCAAGCGCGTGAATACCGGTCAGCAGATTAGACGATGAAGCGCTGCCATCCAGACGCTTGAGCAGCGTATCCTGGTAACGAGGCAGGAGATCGGCAATATGCAGAGGCAGAACGTTCCCGGTATCAGCGGTCATATCCAGCAGCTTGGCTACGGCGTTATCAATGAACAGATCCCGCTGCGCCTGGTTGACGGCGGTGCGGATAGCCTCGGCGCTCTCCTGTAGCAGGCGAGCTACTTCGCGGCTGCGCCACGCTTTGACCATTTTCCCCGCGTATCCCTTCAGGTTCGGAACCGTGGCTGGAAGCCGGGCTATCTCGGATAAATCGGCAAGGCTGGAGCCTCCCAGCGCTTCACTGATAAACAATATGTCGATCAGTCCGCTGCCCAGCGCCTGCTTTTTGATTTCACGAAAGGTACGGCGATAAAAAACCGTGCAGAAAGCCTCATCCGGGGTGCCTGCCAGAACGTCAAATGCGTCCGGCGTCGCACCTCCGTTGAGCAGCCCCGCCAGCACGCAGGCCTCCAGCTCTTGCGGCGTCATAGCGCCCCCTCGCGCGTTTTGCGAAGCGTCTCGGGCTTCATCAGGTAGTCAAAGCTGGCGCGCCAGCCGGTGCCGTTTTCGCCGCCAAAATAGAAATCCGGGGCGGTATTACAGAATTTTTCAAAATAGCCCAGAAACGCGCCGGTACTGTTACTCAGCATGTGGGTAGCCAGGCGGCTGATCATGCCGCGGCGATCGGCATCGAGCGTGGCGACAGGCAGCAGATCGGCAAAAATGTCGTTATAGCCGTCAATCACCGCCTTAGGATCAATGATCGGATCAAAAGAGTGACTGATTCTGGTGTCGCCACCTGACACAGGGGGTGTGCTTTCTGACGGCATAGGGCGCTTTTGTGCCGCTACAGGGGGTGTGCTTTTTGGCGACACAGGGGAATCGAGGTTTAATGTATAAACATTTGATGCATTACCTTTCCCATTGTTTGTCCCGATGCGGTTAACCTTCGCCAGCAGCCCCAGCGCGATTAACGCGCCGATATGCTCGCGAACCGCGCTTCTACTGCATTCACAGTGATCGGCAATGTGCCGGTAAGATGGCCAGCATTCGCCGCTATCGTTAGCGTTATCGGCTAATTTAATCAGGACCAGCTTACGCAGCGGGTTGCCTGTTTTAATCGCCATTGCTCTGGCCATAAGCGTCATGCTCATAATCACAGCCTCTGAGCAGTAGCCATTAGCGGGTATTCAGCGTGCATTACGATCTCTCCTCTCTACCAATGAAGCGCCGGATGGGCAAAAACAGGTGATGAGGAGCTATTCTTTGCACTACCCCTCGCCAATAATATTAGTTATGCTAATATTATTGGTCAATAACGTTGACCTTAGAACTTCATTAATTTTGCGAATACTATGCACTCATGAGAAAGAAAACCCTTGATGCAGCTGAGGCTGACGCAGCCAAACGTCTTCGTGACATTTGGAACGAGAAGAAAGTGACTTTGCGCCTAACGCAGGAGCGGGCTGCAGAGGCGCTTGGCTTTAGCACGCAGGCGTCGATAAGCCACTACCTCAACGGAACCACGCCGCTTAACACCGATGCGACGCTGAAGTTTGCTGCGCTACTGGGGGTTAAGCCGGAAGAGATCCGTCCGGATCTGGCTGAGGCGATGAACTACGTGAGAAAGTCAGGGGAGTATGTTGAGGACCGCACCGGACCAGGCTGGACGCTGCTGGGCGCTGAGCATACGGAGCTGGTTAACCTGTACGACAGGCTGCCGCAGAGTGAAAAAGAGAGGCATTTAGCTGATTTAAAAGAAAAAGTAGCTGGCTTCGACAGGCTGTTTAAAGAGCTGCTGGCTACTCGTAAACAGTAACCCAGCCTCCCTGCCCTTGTTCCGGCGCTGAGATTTATTTGCGCTTACTAATCAATACAATACAATAAATATTGCCAATGTTAATATA